CTGCCATAGTGGTTTTGAAATCTTCTGAAATGTTTGCACCGCCAGCGCCAAGCAAACTGGTTTGTGCAGGGCCAAGATTTGTAACCAAAGGTTGATTGCCTGGGCGTTGAGACATTGGGCCAATCAATTGCGTTTGGCCTGTTGACGTAACAAGTGGTTGAGTTGGTGGCACTTGCACATCTTGCAAAGTTCCCGGCAAAACTGACCCTGGTGCATAAGGGCCAAACTGACCAGTTTGCACAACGCCTGTTTGCGCCCCAGTTGCAACTGGCACACCACTTGGCTGCAATGCTGACAACCGCGAACCTTGGTCAAGGGTTGAAAGTAACTTGTCTTTTAAGAACTGACGCAAACCCACTGGGTTGGTTACAGCTTGTTCAAGATATGGGGCAATCAATTGATCGGCTTTTTCCTTTGGAATGCCCAAGGCAACAGCTTGGTCATCAGCATACTTTTTAACCCTTGCCGTCAATTTGTCTTTGTCTATTTCGTTAGGATTTTGTTCTGCCGCAATGATCAATGGGTTGTTAATTAACCCAGTTAAACGATTAGCAATTGCAATCACTTGATCGCCAGCAAACTTCATTTGCGCTGATTGTGTGCCTGTTTCAGCAGTCTTAAAGCCCTCCTGTGCGCCAAAAGAACTTGCCATGTCTTTTAGGTATGCCAAGCCTGTTAAAGGCGCAACTTCACTTGTAATTTTTGCCGCTTTTGCAGGGTCATATTTGCCATTAGTTGTGTACAGATTTGGGTCTGACATAACCGTTTGCATATTGCGGCGCTCTTTGTCTTTTTGTTCTTCAACAGTAAGTGCAATTTCACCCGTGCGGGTTGCTTGTTGTTGTTGCTGTAATGTTAAAGGGTTGACTTGCTGGGCTTGCTGATAGGCTTGCGCTCCCCTTGCAATGCCAAGCATATCGGCAAGGGAAGTCTGGGGCACAGGTTTAATCTCTGTGCCAAGCATTGGGACATTAAAAGTTGCCATGTTTTATCCTACAAAATATTGGCTAAAACCTTGATCGCTATATCCCGTGGGCAAGTTCATCATCCCAGCAGTTCCTGCTTGTGGGCGCAACAAAGATGCCAAGGTTGCGGCGTTTCCGATTCCCTGCATACCCCCTGCCATAGCGTTTGCAGCGCCGATTTGACCAGCGCCAAGAGCAGATGCACCCCCAATTCCCAATTGCCCAATATTTGATGCTGTGCTTTGTCCAAGATTTGCAGTTTGACCCGTGGCGGTTTGCCCAATGCCAGCGATTCCAGCCAATCGGTTGTAAACGTTTCCAAGGCCAGTTTGCTGTTGGTTAAATTTTTGGGCCTCTTGTCTCATGTAGTTATCAAGGGCATTTTGATAGGCGTTGCTTGCATAATCTTCCGCAAACTTAATCCCGCCTCGTTCAACATTAGACCCACCCCCGCCAACGTTTAGGGCTTGACGGGTTGCGCCTAACCCTTGACCCTTCATAAACTCATAGTTTGGGGCAAGATTTGTCTGCAAATCGGCAGCGGTAAATGGCTTGTATCCCACTGGAAGTTCTGTCAGTTGCGGCAACATTTGACCTATTCTGGTAAGCGCACCAGTTCCAGCAACGCGATACGGTTCTTGTTGCTTGTTCAGAATGTCAAACATTTCCCGCTGTTGACGGGCAGCTTCTTGAGTAGCCGCATACTGCTGACCAGCGGCAGATGTTGCAGCACCCGCTTGCTGTTGCGAACCCATGTAGCCCAATAATGCGCTACCGCCAATTGCTACCGCAACCCAAGTCATATCATTCCCCTTTTAGCTTTTTAATGTCATTTCTGGCATCAAATAACGCTGTTGTATCTGGCTCAATCAATTCAGCTTCAATCTCATCAAGATCGGTTTTATCAGTTCTGTGAATCGTAATGCCAATGGCATCAGTCACAGCCAGAGTTACCCGCTTTGTCCCAGGCTTGGATTCGATCACATCCCCCGCCTGGAGGCGCTTCATGCCGCTTTCTGTCCATGCGATTATCTCGCCTTTAGCACATAAAAAGAAGTGGGGTTCTTTATGAACTTTGCCCACAATCAGCGTCCCAGCAGGTCGAAACAATTTCCGCATATACATACCAGGGCTAAACTGGTGTTCTGTCACCAATTCTGCCTGTGGCATAGTCACCATCTGGGCCTGGAGGCTTTCTATTTGTTCCCGTGAGACATGGCTAGGCAAGTCAAGGTCGTTCAAAACGTGCCCCCTTTGACACCGTTTAAAGCCGTGAAATCAGTGAATTTACCCGCCGCAGGGGTTGTGAGGCCAATGGTGGAACTGTTGATCGTCACATTGGTGATTGTGCCACCCGTAATGTTGGTGTTTGCCACATTCAAGGTGATGATGTTGGGATTCATCAACCATTGCAACCAAGGAACGCTGGGCCGTCCCGTAGTTTCGTCAAGAAACGCAGAATAGGGAATGTTGATGTTGCTGTTTGGAATTGAGGTTGCCATCAGTTATCCCCAGCAGACATTTTCAGTTCGGCAGACACAATGACCGTTTTTACAGGGTCACTAATCACCACCTCAAAAATCCTATCCCGTGACCAACCCAACCGCCGCCACAAAGCACGATTGACATAGTTACCGATCTTGCCGATGCTGACCCAATGCTCGTTTGAAAAAGTAGAACCGCCATCGTTTGACCATCTCAGCATGGCCTGGGGGGTTTGCCCTTGGCCCACATTTAACCCAACCCCTGGCTGGAACTGAATCTGAAAAGAATCAAAATACTGGCGTTGTAAGTCTTGGGTTAGGTGAATGGCTCGGCGCAGTCTGCGGATTGTGTTGCCGTTGTCTGTATATACAGAATTATCCAAACTGTAAATCTTGCCATTCTCATAGTCGCCCACAAGGTTTTTATTGGCAAAGAATGCCGCACAGTTTGACCGATGGCGTTTGTAAACTGCTAGATTTGAGTCCCAAGCCAACCACTTGTGCCAGCTTTTGGTTGACAGGTCATAAACCCAAGTAAGGCCATATTCCCCAACGCTGGGAAAGGTGACCACATACATTTCATGGCCTTCAATCTGGTATGTGTAGGCAATGGCATCAGAAACCACAGAATTCAACAATGACTGTTCAACAGCGTGGGTGCTGATTCTGACCCAGGTATAACCCTGCATCATTTCAATGGTTGCCGCACCTCTGTTGTCTTTTGCCACACAAGCAAATGTTTCACCCAATCGGGCCAGTGAATACTTGGCAACAATACCTGATTGACTTGAAGTCCCTGGCACTCGTTGGAATGGGAAACTGGTAATCCCTGCGATCACGTTGCCCACATCTGTCCAGACCTCGGTGGTCACTTCACCAATTAAATACACCTGTCGCTGGTTCACAATTAGCGTCACCAACAAGTCAGATGACCCATCAGCCGTGCCGTACAGGGCTTGGGTGGATAGACTAGACCCCAGATCAGTACACGCCCAGTTTTGCGTTCCTGGCTCGTTATAGATGTTGTAGTTGTCAACCACATCAACCACAGAAGCACCCTGCCAAGGGCCGTCTGTGCTTGGCAAGGTGGTGAATGTGTTGGTTGCAACAACCCAGGTATACCGATTAGGGCCATCCACAATATAGGCGGTCAATCCATATCCCAAGTCAATGTTGTCAGATATGGACACTTGCCCCGTGCTGGTGGTGAGCGTCCCGATCTGGGTGGCAACAAATGCCGTGCTGACCTGATACACCCGATTCCCAGCCACCGCAATCAGGATAGTTCCACCTGACATGGTGTGCAAGCCCCGCACCTCTGCCGCCAGAAGTTGTGCTTCTTGTGTCAATCCAGGCGTGGGGTATAGCGCCACAATGCCCCTGTCCCCAGGTTGCTTAGATGTATCAATCTCAGCAAAGAAATTGATGCATTCTTGATCACCTTGGTAGATAGATGGCGCAACGTAGGATGTGCCGACAAAGCCAAAATCAGGCATTATCTAAATCCCCCATCATGATTTTTTTATAAATCATCTGAAGCCGCCGTCCATAATAAAGCCCGCATCTCTAGCCCTGCCAACCATTAGACTGTCAGGGTATCGTGAAATCTGGGCTGGGCGCATATTGGTGCGTTTGACCGTGGCTTTGCCTTGCCCCGCATAGGCGTTGATCATGGCAATCTGTACCTGATTGACTTTGCCAAACATGGGCAGCAAACGTTCAGCCAAGCACCACCGCAGGGCCATGTTGTAGCCTTGGGGCAGTTGGATGGTGTCGTTTAGCGTTGCAAATTCTCTGAAGATTGTCTGGGTGAACAAGTGCAATTCACCCTGGGACGGGTTGGGGTACACATAAATTGTGCCCAGCAGTTCAGAGGGTTGATAGTAGATCGCCTTTGCCCAAGGGCCATTTAATTGCTTGATGCCGATGGATTCATATTCTTCAAGGCTAAGAATCGACAAGGGATAGTCAAGATAACCCCCCGCAATGTTTGTCCCGCCTTGCTGAGTCGCCACCCGCACAAAGCCAGATTCAATTGACAATGGGCGCTCATAGTAGGCCGTAATCGTGGTGCTAGCGGCGGTTTGGCTTGGGGTGACGGTATACGTCCCGCCTTCGTTTACATTGCCCCCAGCGCCCGTTGTGAAGCCCACAATCCTTGTTCCCGATGTGATGCCTGTTCCTGATAGCGTCATACCGATGTTGATGCCGCCAGCGGTCACCCCATTAGCTGGGACGGTCAAGGTTGTGCCAGCAATAGACCCCGTGAACGTGGCCCCCATCTGACCGCTTGGGCCAATGGTGTACTGAACCTGATTTTGCGTGGTCTGGAAAATGATCTCTGATCGATAGAAAACCATCATGTTTTCATTCGACCATTGGGCGATCATGTCATTGAGCATATCCAGACCATCTTGCGCCTCGTCTGCCGTTGGCACTTCACCAGCGGCGACAGCGCCAATATCCTTCATGGCTCGGGTGATGATGTCAATCGGCTGGGTCATGATTTATTCCAATGTTGGCAATTGTGCCGCTTCTTGCAATGCTTGTGCAGCCTGATATGCCGCCACCACATCAGCGGTATGCACGGCAACGCAAATGGCTTGAACCTTGGCATCCTCGGCACTGTAATCGTCCCCAGGCTTAAAGTAGTTGCCTTTGACCTGCTCGGCAAAAGGCTTGCCATCTTCAAGAACGGTCACCACATATCGCACAGCAACAGTTTGATCTGCCAGTACTTCAATGCGGTCAACAACAGTTTGTTTTTCAAACATAAAAAACCTTTTTGAAAAAATTAAATCATTCGACCTTCAAATCGAGTGCGCCAATCAACAGCAGTAGTTCCTGATAAAACATCAACAGTTTTTGTTGAACCTGCCACCGTTATTTGAAGATATGCCGTGTCTGATGGCGACATTGAAACAGTAACCGTTCCTTGTAAAAATACATAGTCTGGAGAAGCACCGCCAGTGCGAACAGCACCAGGGTTTATTGCGCCAAGAGTATATACATCACTAGTTGTGACTAAAGACAGATATGCCGATGTGTGCCCTGCGGCAACATCGCCAAGTGCAATAACGCCAGAAAATTGATAATAGCCAAACAATGGGGCTGTAAAAACACCCGTGGCAGCGTTAAAAAATCCACCCGAATCATATTCTTCTGTAAAAGCACTGCTGTTTAATGAAAAAACAGTGCCATCACCAGTTGCGTTATTTTGATCGCTGGTTATGCCCGCCGCAAATGCGCCATTGTCTGATCGAACAAGACCTTGTGAACGGTATCTATACCCAGGCTCAAGAACCACGTTGCTAGTCATAGCATCGTATTCATACAAACCATTTACACTCTTAATCAATGTTGAACCGCTAGACACAGGAACAAAACAACCTTTGATTGAGAAATTGCCAGCGGCATTCCCCATATTCATCAGTTGAGTCGTATTTGTAGATTTTGTTTGTAAATAGCAACCATCAAAATTGCAAGTGTGCGAAGTTGTGGCTAGATAAATACCTGTTGTGCTATCTTCAAACCAACAGCCTGTAAAGTTGGCAACTTGAATATTTGTGCCGTTAAAATCGTATGCACCAGATTGACTAAACACACATCCAACAAAAGTCCAAGCAGAACCACCCAATCCTGTCACCGCATTGGTACATAGTGAAAATGTGGTGTTATTAAATCGTTGTAGTGCGCCAGCGCCAATAGCGCCTCGAACAGCACCAATTACAAAACAGCTATTAATTTCTGTGTCATGGGCAAAATCAGGAAAAGAACCCGAACCAAGATTAAAAGCCGTGCTGTTAGCACCTGTTAATCCGCTAATTGTAAGATACTCATATCTATTCCTCCATGCACCGCCTGATACGGCTGCTGCATATCCTTCAATAGCAATGTTTGCCAAAGAGTTGCCGTTAAACCAAATATTTTTAACTGTGCAATTTTGCCAATTTTCTGTTGTTCCATTGCTAATAGAAAACATTTTTCCACTAGAAGCGCCAATCCACTTTAAAACAGATCGGGCAGGTTCATTTGTGTTTCCATCACCATCGCCAAAAAAAATCTGACCATCAGAATTTAAACGCAAAGTTGCAGAAATGGCGTATGTATTTTGAGGTAGATAAACAGAACGACCCGTGGTTAACGCCGCTTGAATAGCGGCAGTGTCATCTGTTGTACCGTCACCAACCGCACCAAAATCCAGCACGTTGGCAGGTGCGCCAGTTATCATTGAATAAGAAACTTTTGTTAATGACATTTTTTAATTCCTTAAGCTGTGTAATAAGTTATTGACAAAGCATATTGGTAGGTGTTTGCCCATATAATTGCGCCTCCAGCCACAGACGCAATGTAAATGCTGGTATAGGGAGAACCACCCGCAATTACGCAAGCATAAGTTACACCCGTAACGCCTGTTTCACGCGCCGCGCCCATTTGTTGAAGGTATCCCGCACCAGATTGAGCGCCATTTGCAAACGGCAGATTAGAAATTTGTAATGTACCGCTGGCTGTACCTACGTTGGTCAGATCAACGTATGCGGTTACAGTAACTTGTCTACCCACGCGAGTGTAAGTGCCTCCAGATGCGTAGGTTGTAATTGAACCCGCGCCTGGTATGGCTGTTGGTGTCCAAGTGCCTTCCTCGTACCAATTTAACAGAGTGCTAGTTTTACCCGCCAGTGGAGTGTTGGCGCTGAAGTTGATGCCTTTGGCAGATGTGCCTTGGGTAATATTGCCAGTACTTAAATTTACATCACCCGCTAATGTGGGCGTGGTAATTGTTGGGCTAGTGCTAAACACCAAATTTGTGGTGGTTGTTCCTGTCGCACCTGATGCCGAATACCCTGTAATGTTGTTAAACGATGTGATGCTGGCAGTAGATGCGTTTGTGCCGCCATTGGCAACAGGCAAAACACCAGAAACATGGGTGGTTAAACCAATCTTGCCCCAGCTTGGCGCAGTTGATACACCGCCCGATATAAGCGCATTGCCCGTAGCTACATCAGGCAGTTTTGCAAGGGTTGTGGTGGTGTCTGCATAGAGCAAGTCCCCCACCGCATAAGAAGTTTGACCCGTTCCGCCAGCCGTAGCTGGAACAACTTTCCACCCAATGACTTGCACCGCCGCCGCATTGTCTTTGTAGAACAGTTTGCCATCGGTGATGTTGATCGCCAATTCACCATTGGCAAGACTTGCCGCCAACGGCACATTGGTTGTTGTACTGCTGAAATACAGTTGGATGGGGGTAAAACCTGTTTGTGCCATGTTTAACCTTAATTGAACATGACTTCAATTGTTGAAGTGTATGGGGGCGCTTGGGAAAACGTCAAAGTTGTGCCAGACACCGTATATGTGTTTTTTTGCTGATACACGCCATTGATGTACACAAATGTAAAGTTTTCACCCAATGATGCAGAACTCAATGTAAATATGGTTTGTGACCCTGTGCCAGTAAAGTTTTGAACTTGATACTCTGCCGCACCAATGCCAGAAATATTGTCGTAAGTTGCAATTAGTGTGCTTGTTGCCGTATAAATTGCAAATTTGTATTGGGTTGGTGTCAGCCAAATTTCACCAGTTGGCACACGCCCAGCAGAATTCAAAACAATTGGATTTGAATGGGCAACATTGCCAGCACTTGTTGTGTAACTAACTTGCGGCGTTGTTGTCCCCGCCAAATAGGTGTATATCAATCCCCCCGACAAAACCGTGCCATCGTTGTTGAAAAACTGCCACCCTGCGCCGCCGATTGGTGATAAAAATACACTCATGGTTTGTCCTCAAATGCTCGGTGTAAAGACCTGGGGCAACCAGGGGGCGACAACCACCCGCTGGGTTGCCGCAGCTTGTTCATTTAATCGGGCCTCGACCTGTGCGCCAATGTCGGCGGTCACCCAGCCGATCACAATATCCTCGGTCACATCAGCAAATGGCACGGTCAACTTTGGTTCGGCAAACTTCCACCAGCCTTCAGTTTCCACCCCGTTTTTAGCGCAGAAATACCGTGCGCCTGTGATCAGATCGCCATCGGCTTGGATTTCCAAGATTTTCCACATCAGAATGTGCCCCCTGTGACCCCGCCCGTAGCGGTTAAAACGCCCGTGGATGGATTAAATTTGAGTTTAGTGGATGATACCTTGATTGGCAAATTTCCTGTGGTTGTAGTCACCCAAGATAAATACATCTCTGCCGCTGTGCTGGTGTCATCAGTTATTGCCACATTCGTTGCGTTTGTTGCGGTTCCCGCTGTCGTTGCCGACCCCGCCGAACCATCAATGTTTACGCCCGTCAAAGATTGTGCGCTGCTTGATCGATTTAGCGCAATGGCAGTTGTGCCAACGTACAGGCTTGAATTACCCAATACACCGCTTGGAATCGTGCCCGACAACTGACCCGCTGGGAGACTTGTTAGGCTTGCCCCTGACCCGCTAAACGCTGTGGCAGTCAACAATCCCGTGCTGGGGTTAAAGTTGTACTTTGTGGAACTTACCAGCGTGGTAACTAAATTGCCCGTGGTTTGGTCTGCAAACAAGGGATAACGCACCGCATTGGTGGTGGTGTCATCTGTGACCGTGGCATAGGCAACGGGGGTTGTCCATGTGGGGGCGCTTGCGCCATTAGAGGTTAAAACTTGCCCCGCTGAACCAGTTGCACCCGACACAGCCAAAGTGCTGCTGAAATCAATAGTGGTGAATTTGCCCGTTGATGCTGTGGTTGCACCAATCGACATATTGTTAATCGTGCCAAGGTTTGTTGGGGCAATCTCAATTGCGCCTGTACCCGTTGGCTTCATGTGAACATGACCCGTACCCGTTGGGCTAATGTCAATCTGTGCATTTGCACCATTGATATTGGTAGAAACACTCAATGAAAGATTGTCACCACCACCAGCGCCCCAAGACAATTGACTTGTCCCGCCCGAATTACGCAAAGCCCCGCCAGCACTTGTTGCAGCCTCAAAAAATGGCCCGACAAACTTAGTCGTTGCGGTAATTGTTGTGCCTCTGACCGTGTTGGCAGTTGTCCCGCCAATCGCAGGGGGCGCAGACAAATCTAATGTGCCGCCTAAAGTCAAATTCCCTGTGGTGGTTACTGTGCCACTAAGGGAAATACCTGAGACCGTGCCTGTACCGCCAACCGATGTAACCGTTCCCGTGGTAGGCGTTGCCCAAGATGGAATGCCACCAGCCAAGGTCAAAACTTGCCCATTAGACCCAGCCGCCAAAAATGCTGTTACATCTGTTGCTGATTGATATGGCACAGAACCAACCGCACCACCCGCAATGTTGGTGGCTTTGGTTGCCGTTGTAGCCGTGCCAGCGTTGCCCGATACCGACCCTGTGATGGTGTTGGTCACCGTCAAGTCGCCAAGCGTTCCCAAGCCAGTTATGCCCGAATAACTACCCGACAATCTGGCGCTGTCAATCGTGCCGCTGGTTATCTGTGATGCCGCAATAGCAATACTGGCGTTTGCCGCCAAGGTAATTTGGCCTTGAGCATTGACCGTGAAAGTCGCCACTTGGGAGGCCGATCCGTATGCCGCCGCAGTCACCGCTGTGTTGGTGATACTGAATGTGTTTCCTGTCAGGGTCAGTCCTGTACCCGCCAAGTAAGACCCAGCCCCAGAAAACTGCGACCAAGTGATTGGGGTCACATCAATTGTGCCGCCTTGGTTTGAGGTACACACCCAGCCCGTATCAGCCAAGGTTGTGCCTGTTTCGATAAAGGTGAACGCTGATGGAACTTCTGCCCAAACATTCATGTCCGCAGATCGTGCCCAAGTGCCAGATGCCGCCACATAAATGCCGTTGAATTGGCTCAAAGTCTGATTTTTGACCAGAATCCTATCCCCAGCGGTCAGCGTGGCAACCCAATCACCCCCCGCTTGTACTGCCAAGCCTGACAGCGTGATGTTGTTGGTGGTCGAATACACACAGGATGCTTTTACATCCAAGCCCTGCGCCACCGAATCCACATAACCCTTGTTGGCAATGTCTGTGTCGCCTGTTGGGGTTGTGGTAATCGTGCCAGTTACCGTGCTGATGTTCGTGAATGAGGCGTTTTCTGGGCCGTAGAAAGGCGTTCCCGCTGGCCCAACAAAGTACTGAAGGGCAAAGGTAGGCTCGGGCGCAAAAACGCCCTGCACAGGGACAAAATTAGTGGTCTGGGTGACCGCTGTGGTCATGGCTTACTCGAAATAAACCGTGATGCTTGCAGTTCCAGAAATCACGACATACAACCCGTTTTCACAGTTGATGCCATCATAAAAATTGATGTTTGTTGCCGCTGTCATGGTGAATGTGTCAATGATTTTCACATCTGTGCCAGGGGTCTGGGCATCGTACACAGTCACGGTGGGGGTGCTGGATATGGTGCTAACAAAAATGCCTTTTAGTTTTCCAGGTTGATTTTTCACCATTGCGGTGGCAGAAATCTGTGCGTAATTGGACATGGCTTGGCCTTTCAGTTCATCAAATTATATGCTTCAAAAGAGAAAAAGCCACCCCTTTTGAGGGCGGCTCTTTCACTTAGTTCATGCCGTTTTAAGGCAGGAACGTCAGGTCGTAACCGTAGATGAATACATCAGCGGTTGCGGCAGCGCCTTGGGCGGTGGTGCAACGAATATACAGGGGTGTGCCCGTAATCGATGCGGTTGAGGTTGCGGCGGTCACAACAACTGCGGTGGTTGAGTTATTACCCGACAACGCATATGCTGATTTCACTGCTGTACCAGTAGCGCTTGGGCCTGTGTACACGGCAAGTTGTGCCGTGGTCAAACTGATGCTTGCGTTTGCAACAATGATGCTTTGAACGCTGACGTTACCAGCCACCAAAATGGGGGCGATAGTGTCAGCAACAGCATTGAGGTTAACGCCTTGGGCAGAGGCAATCAAGCGCAATGCCTGATTGGTTGCCAAGTTACTGGGGTGGTTGGTGGTGGTGCTTGCTGCGCCTGGATTAGACATGATTAAAGTCCTTTCAATGTTGATTAAGCTGCAACTCGGCAAGCGAGTTCGGGATACAGGGGAGCCCAACCATACAACACATCCACACGGGTGGGGATAGAGTCGTTATTGATGGTGTACTGACGAACCACACGCATTGACAAGCCCAGTTCCTTATCGCTTGCGCGACCAGCGAACACAACGCCATCAGGCAGTTCCAAGTCAGCCGTAGCCAAGGTGAATGCGTTTTTGTGCATCACGATGTTTTGGGGCGACACAGTACCTGTGTTGTTGAACGGGGTCACAACTGCGGTTGCGCTGGTGGTGGTAATGGTGACGTTCTGGAACTGACCACCAGTGATGATGGCAGGGGAAACGGTCACGGCAGTACCGCCGCCAGTAGCCACAGCGGTGGTCGAGGTCACCACAAAGCTACGCAACTTGCCCGAACCGTATGCAGAACGGTTTTGGGGGTTGACAGCAAACACGCCAGCGATCTGGATGGTATCGCCTTGGTTCAAGGTCAAAGCAGAAGATGCCACCAAGGTGACGCTGCTGGTTTGTGCCCAACCTGTGCTGATGCCGATGCTGGTGGTGTTGGTGGAAAGGGTCAAACCAGTGTAAGAACCAAAGGTTTGGTTCACAACGTTTTGGTCCATCTTCCAATTCATACCAGCAGAGTCACGGCCCATCATGCCTTTTTGGTATTGCTTGCCAATCACATCGGATGGGACAAACAAACCCTTCAAGCTGTCCACAATGGTTGCGCCCGTGAAAGGCTCAACAATGCAAGAACGGCGACCATCACGGGGTGCGCCCTCGCTGTCCAAATACGCACCAGCGGTCAAGTAGGTGAGCAAGGAGGTGGGAGGCGTTCCAGCCGTACCAACGATGTTGGCGGTGTTGTTCTTTGCCATCGTCAGACCGTCAAAGTCGATCTTGTTGGCAACAGCAGCCACAGCGGGTTTCAGCACTCGGTCAGAGAACATATCCAATGACAAGGCCAAATCTTGCGTGGTGAACTGGGTATCAACGTGAAACTGCGTGGTCAAAGTGACAGGCACAGAAGTCTCGTTGAAATCCTCAACGTTCAATGCTGGGCCAGTAGTTCCAATGAAACGACCAGGACGGCGAACGTTAAGGGTATTACCGATCTTTGCGCCGCTAACGGCAAATTGATCGTCATAGTTGCGGTCAACTTCGCTGGAGAAGGTCAACTCGTTTTCCAAGACCATCAACGCTTCGTTGGTGATCATGGAGATGGTAAGCAGATTGTTGCTCATTTCATTTCCTTAAAAAAAGATGGATTTAGCGGATTCGCCCTGCCATTCGTGCGGCTTTGTAGGCTTGATATGACCCCTCAAATTTACCATCGCTGGTAAGGGGCACATCTCTGCCGTTTGCCGCCGATCTGATTGGGTTAATCGGCGCTGGCGCTTTACTTTTCCCAACAACAGTCTTAGATGTTGGCTCAGTCTTTTCAAACTGCGCCTCTAGCTTTCCAATGCTTCTTAAAGCCGATGCCACCGTCATGCCAGAAAGTTTCTCTGCAAACTCGGGATTCTCGGCAAGGTGATACAGAATTCTCGGCCCTACATCTGATTCAAAGATTGCGTCCCGCACTTCGTTGCTCACAACAACGTCAGCAGAACCAACCATATCGTCAAAATCAGGCATTTCAGATTTGGCAGCTTTAACACGATCAGTCCAGGCGTTTATCACCTTTTCCCGTTCGGCTTGCTGTTTAGCCTGTGCTTCCTTCTGCTTTTCCTCGCCCATCCTTTGTTCAACCCGATAGTCTGTCAACGCCTTAGCATATTCATACATATCGGAGAAATTCTCTGGCTTGGGTTCACCAGTTGGTTGGGTTTCTGCTTGCGGCTTTGCCCGTCCTTCCAGTTCCCTAACTTTGGCCTCCAAAGATTCCCGCGCTTCCCGTTCCCGCTTGGCTTCTTGCCTTGCTTCTTCGCGTTGCTTGGTTATCTTTTCAAACCTCAATTCCAGCTTTGGATTGCGTTTTCTTTCCTCTGTCGCTGTCGCTTCATCTTCTCCAAGCGGTTCACTCTGGCTTTGCGTTTCTGTCGGCTCTGCGGGAGGTGTCTCAACCGCAGCCTCGACAGGCGCTCTATCAGCTAAACCCATCTTCTTGGCGTTGAACTCAGCTAAATTCTCACTTGTCACCACGTTAGCGGCAACTTTTGGTGCTTCTTGCACTTCAGACATGGATTACTCCAAGGATTTACCCAGTTGACCCAACTGGTAAGGTTTGGGCGATATTACCCGAAATCATGTCAATGTCAATTACTGCGGCATTTGTTGAATAAAGGGATTGGGTTGGTGGCTAATATCCTGGGCGGCAATATTGGCATATTGGAACTGCTCGGCATTCAATCGCTCAATCTCGCCCATCAATTGGTCAGGTGACATTCTTGCCAGCAGGATTTTGACCAGGGCATCAATTTCGGTCTTGTTTTGGCTGGTAATGCTGCGGGTGTTTTGGTCATTAACCCGAACCTCTGCCATTGTTTCGGTGTTGTGCGCCCGTGCGGTCACATCCATCAGCTTGCGCTTGGTTGCGCCATCTTCTTTGATCTGGGCCACTTGCGCCCTGTTGTTGATTTCCAATCCAGCCGCTTGCAATTGCTGTTGCAACTGTTGAATCATTTGCTCAGATTGCGCCAAACGCATTTGGGCCTCGGGCGGTATGTCGGATTTTTCATCAATGTTTGCCATCGGGTTCATGGCGGCAAGGCGGTCAGCAATTACATCAGCGCCAGGGAAATCCATGTTTCTGAATACCAAATCCCCCGCAATATTAAACAATTCCTGATTGCCCGTCAGCAAAGGCATCATGGATTCAACCGCTTGCTGGCGTTTGGTCTGGAATCCTGGGCCTGTGTCCATCACCACATCGTATTCGCCCACGGTCACATCGTTCAAAACCTCGCCAATCTCGTTTTGCTCGTTGATCGTGGTCATGTCGGGCTGACCATCCGAACCAATAATCCGCATCACCCGCTGGGTGTCGTAAATTTTGGGAATTAGGTCAAGAATAATGCGCCCAGTTTGAGCAATGGAACGGGTCAAATTGTCGTAAAAGTGGAAGTTAGACAGATCAACCTGATTTTGCTGGCCTTGCAATGCCTTGCCTGAGATATTCCCGCTTGGCAATTGGCTTGGGTCCATGATGCCCAGCACCATTTGCAAATCAGCAGAAATTGCCCCTGCCGCTTCCATAATCCCTGCGGGTGGCGGCTCGGGTTGCAGTCTCACAGGTGCTGGCGCTGGTACACCTTCAATGTCTTTTTGCTTATATCTCAGCACAGGCATTGACTTAATGTTAGCCATTGCCCATTCGTTTTCATGGCCCTCGTCTTGGCCCTCTGCAAGCAACCATTTGGCCTTGGGTGCAAGCGCAACCGATTCGGTCATGCTGGTGCGCCAGAAGTTGTACATGCGCTGGGGGTCTTTGGCAAACCGAACTAAACCGTATTTCTTGCGCTTGTCATCCACAATTACCTGTGCGCCATAGCAAGGCACAACGGGGATATATTTCCCCGCCCAGGTCTTTTCCTCTAGCACTTCCATTGCGGTCATCTTGACCCATTTAACGGCCTTGCGGAATGAGTCCCGTTCATCAACCACAGTCAACCCTGCGGCCTCAACCCGTTGGAAGAAGTTGGCGCTGTCCCCAAAAGACGTTGTGCCGTCACTCAACAAATACAGCTTGGCACGTTCACGCTCAATGTAAAAATACTCAGCAATGCGAATGTCCTCTTTGGTCACCCAGGCAGAGGTGTCATCCCCTGTGCTGCGTTGCTGAAAGTTAGCCCCATCGTTTGCACCTGGGTACATTTCCCGAAATATCTTTTTGTCCAGCACAGTGGTGATCAGGCATCGCTCGGCATCCGAACCATCTGGCCTTACGCTATTGGGGTCAAAGTAAACGGTAAATGGGTTTTCAACGGCATCAATGTAGATTTCTTGATCGAATGAATCTTCCCGCACATACTTGTAATTGATGCGCCAGTAGCCCCAGCCCATCCTGACAGCGTAATCAAATGCGGTGTCGTAAGCTGAGTCGGCGCTGGAATTGACCTCGATGTGACGGGTGATGCCCTCAATGACCTGGGCAATCTTGTAGTCGGCAAGATTGTTGACGGGGTGAACCTTGATGCGTGGGCGTTGCTGGCGTTGCTGGTTGGTCACCTGTCGGATATAGGCATCAATCTTGTTGATGGTTAGACAAGGGCGGCTTTCCAGATTGCGGCTATTCTGAATCTCAACGGGCCATTGATCGCCAGCGGCAAACTTAATGTCGTTTAGCGCCTCGGCTCGGTTTGTAGAGTCCGAATCATTGACCAAGCGCCAGAACTTGATCGCTTCGTTAATCTTGGCGTTTACGCCGTCTGAATCTTGGTAAGCCATATGAACCCCTTTGGGCGATTATCCTATCGAATTTAAGGGCGGTCTAGCCCATCCAACTTCCCGCTGTGGCAATCATTTGCTTCTTGCGTTTGGTGGGTTCTTTGATCATAAGCCCAATGTATCGAAACGCATCTGCCCCGTGGGAATAATGGTCGTGCAATGGGTTGCGGCTAAATTGCCCCGTGTCTGGGTCAACCTCATACCTGTAATGTCTCAGGCAAGCTAGGCCATCAGCGGTATGTTCGCGGTCAAAGTAACAGTTCGGGAATATTGTCCTGGCGGCGTTGATAGAGTCCAGAATCGGCACTCTAGGCAGGATGTTGGTCTTATACCCTGCCGCCCTCACAATGTCATCAATTGACCGCCCCGCCGCTGCCAAGGTCTTATTCTCAGCGTCATGGGGTAACCAAACGGTATCGTAGACATAACCATATGTCTGCATGGTCGCCAAGTAATAGCTGATGGTTTTCTGGGCATCCTCAATGTATCGGATTAGCCTTGTTTCCATGCCCACAAACTGTAAGAACCAGATGGCGGTGCTATCTGACCAACCCAGATCAAACACCGCATGGACGGGCTTCGTGGCGTCATAGGGCACTTTAGTGATGCGCCCATCCTTCTCGGCCTGTTGCATTTCCTTCGCAAAGATTGCCCCATCCACAGTTTGGCGGCATAGTCCTTCCCAGACTTGGTTGTAAGCCTCCTCGTCCCGTGCCTTGAGTGAGTCTTTTTCTAGGCGTAGGGTTTCGGGAAACCACGGGTTGTCACTCCAGTTAACCCGCATAGTGATGCAATCCTCTGGAGGGTTTGCCACAAACCGCTGGTAGGTCTCGTCTGTTTCCAACTCAGGATTGAATGAAATCCATATCTCGCTACCCTCGGCACGAATGGTAGGAATCAGCACATTCCAAGACAGGCGGCTGACCGTTTGCGCTTCCTCTACCCAGCAGATTGAAACACCTTCATAGCTTTTTACGTTGGCAATATTGTTTTTAAGACCAATAAAGCTAAATTCTGTGCCGTTCTTGCCCCGAATGCTGGCCTGGGTTATGTCGTAAAAGCCCAGCAACCCAAGGCTTTCAATCTGGTCGCACAACAGCTTATGCACCGAATCCCGCATGGAGGTCATAAACTCACGGGCGCACAAAATACGCAATGGGCTTTTGGCCCCCAAGATTAACAGCGCCCTGGCGATGCCCCAAGATTTAGCGCCGCCCCTACCGCCGTAAGCTACCTTGTAGCGGCTTTTTCTAAACAGTCCTTCCAGCTTTACAGGGAATTCTGCCCTTGCAATAGCGTCTTGGACTTCACTCATTTGGCTTCACAAAGGTTACCTGGATGCCCTGTAATGGCTCACCATCTGCGCCTGTGACCTCGGCCTTGACGGTTTCAGACCATTTCATTTGCGTTTTTGTCCACCAAATCAGGCTGGTCGTGTCCCCAGATGTGGCCTTTTGAAACAGCGTCTTGGCAATCTGCCCGTTAGCTTTCGCCTTTCCCATGTCCAATTCGTGCCTGTAATACTTGCGGAGGGTCTTGTCATCTATGCCGACCAGCACGGCAATGGATTCATGCGGCAAGCCTAACCCGCTGCTGGATTCAACCAGTCTTTGGGTTTCGGGCGTTGGTTCGTGCGCGTCAGACATTTTATAGAGGGGAAGTGTTACATTAGTTTGCTAATTCGGGCTGGTTTTCCAATAATACGGCTTTTTTGCCTGTGAAGTCTTCCCAGCGCTTTACGATCACATCGCAATATTTAGGGTCTAACTCCATTAGACGGGCGTAGCGTCCATGCTTTTCAGCGGCCAGCATTGTTGTTCCGCTTCCACCAAAGGAATCCAATACAATGTCGCCGCCTTTAGTGTTGTTTAGCATTTGGTATTCAAACAGGCCAACAGGCTTCATGGTTGGGTGTTCCCCGTTGCGGCTTGGCTTATCAAACTCCAAAATGGTGGTTTGTTTACGGTCAGCCGCCCAAAGGTGTCCAGCACCTTCTTTCCAGCCATATAAACAAGGCTCATGCTTCCAATGGTAGTCTTGCCGCCCCATAACCATGCTGGACTTTTTCCAAATTAAGCACTGGCGCACTTTCCAGCCAGCGTCTTGCGCCGCCCCGCGAAAGTTATAACCTTCTGAGTCGGCATGCCAAATATAAAACACCGCTCCAGGCTTCATAACTAGATCTGCGGTTACATAGGCATCCCTTAAAAATTGACGGAACTGATCGTCACCCATGCTGTCGTTTTGGATTTTTAAGGCATCTTTGGTTTTGCCTTCATAAGCTACGTTATATGGTGGATCTGTCAACCACATATCCACAAGTTGCCCATCGCACAGTTTTTCCATATCGGTCAGACTGCACGAATCCCCACACATCAATCGATGCTTGCCAAGCTGGTAAATATCACCCGTCTTGGTGGTTGGCTCATCAGGCACATCAGGAACGGCATCCTCGTCCGTTAGCCCTTCAATTACATCTGGCTCGAGCAATGCGCTCAATTCTTTGGGGTCAAAACCCAGCATTTCCAAGGCAAATCCGTCTGCCAGCAAGTCGTTTAACTCAATGGTCAGCATTTCATTGTCCCAACCAGCGTTTAGCGCCAGCCTGTTGTCGGCAATGATGTAGGCTTTCTTTTGTGTTTCTGTCAGTTCCGACAGTTCAATGGTGGGCACTTCTTTGTAACCCAACTTTCGGGCAGCTAATAGCCTTCCATGCCCTGCAATGATGCCGTTTGTTCCGTCAACCAGAATTGGGTTAGTCCAGCCAAACTCTTTTATGCTTGCCGCTATTTGGGCCACCTGTTCGTCAGAGTGGGTGCGGCTGTTGTTTACATAAGGAATTAGCTCTGTGACCTTCTTTTGAGTAATTTTCACTTTTTTGGCTTTGCTTTGGCTTTTTTCTCAGCTTCACGTTTAACCGCATATCCAATAGCCACCGCCTGTTTGGGTGGCTTGCCAGCAGCAATCTCTGCCTTAATGTTGGCCTTCAGCGCCTTGGGGGTCATTGATGCAATCAGCGGCATTTGCCTTCTCCTTGGATTCTTGGGCCAGTTTTTCTTGCAGGGCTTGCTTCAACTCGGTGTTTTCCCTAAAAAGGGCAGCGGCTTGCGCCATAGCGGAATCCCGCTGCCCCTCTAGCATCTCAACCAGAAGTTGTATCTCAGGGTTTGGATGCTTCAACATCTTAGGCGGCGCTCGAACACATGATGTAGTAAGGCGTACCGTCTGATGCCACAACTTTCAAAGTCTTGGCAATGGTGGCAGTGCTTGTAACAAACAAAGCCGCGGGAATGTTGAACAGGTTGGGAACCGTGCCTGTGCCGCTATTGGTGAAACGAATGAATGATGTATTCGTCCAAGTACCGCCAGATGCAAAGTTGGAATCGGCTTGAATAGCCGCCAACGTGCCGCCTGGGTTGGTGGATGTACCGCCCAAGGTAGCCCGTAAAGCATTGCCAGCGCCAGAAATAGTGCCAGCGCCATTAACGCTCAAACTCAGGTGTGCGCCATTGATCGTTCCACCAGTGGCAGCCCCTGCGCCCGTCACAACGCTAAACGCTCGGATGGTTTCACCGCTGCCAGTGCTGCTAAACGTCAAACGCTGGTAAGTCAGTCGGGTGTCGCCACTTGCGGCGCTGGTCGTGGCATATGCCCCGTTGATGATGCCGCTGGTCGTTACAGCTACTGGGACAGTTGCATTACCAACTTGAACTGAAACGAACTCTGGGTCTGCGTAAGCTACGCCTGTTGCGATTGAATTTGCCATGATATTTCCTTTATTTCTTCCAAAAGGGTTAACAATTCCAGTTTTTTAGACTGGCCTTAGCCCGTTCTGCTGGGCCTTTAGAGTGTTTTACCACCCCCTCCATCCTAGCGCAAAAACTGGCTTTTCGTCCAGCATCTGCCTTGGTCTTGGGGTTTGGGGCTGGTGGCTTTAAGTTTGAATTGTTCTTTGCGTTGTATTCTGCACGCCCTTTAGCGGTCATTCCTGCACCCTTTTCTGTTGGGTTATAGGTTTTGCCCTTGCCCGTGGTCTTGTGAGGGATTGGCTTATCGTGCTTTTTCATGTTGATTCCAATTTTTCTTTCAAAATTTTAATTTCAGCACGCAATTCAGCATTAATTTTGCCTTCTTCAATGCCTTTTCTGATCAGTTCGCTGGTAACTTGGGCATCACGATGCTCAAATTCGCTATAAAGCATATTAGTTCTAGCAAGAAACTCAATCTTTTCATTGAGGCGCTGAATTTCTTGATCTCGATTCATTTTTTTGCCGTTTTTGCAGATTCTTTGAATGCTTTAGCAGTTGGTGCACCCTTTGCGCCAGGCGACCTCATGCGCTCGGGCGTTTTACCCGCCGCCTTTTGGCGTTCTATGCGTTCTTGTTTAGCGTGAATGTTGGCATAAAGCCCAGGTTTTGCCATTTTTAAGCCTCCACAACGGCGCAAATGTCCGCTTCTTGAATGATTTGATAGTCCTGACCATCAATCTTGTGGGTGGGCCATTTCAGATAGTCCCCATTCCCATATTTGATGAAGTCACCCACTTGGACACCCTCAACATCTGAACCAATTGCAACAATCGTCCCCTCGTTAAAGGGTTCTCGGTTATCAATGTAAATGATGTCGGAAATGTGCCGCACCTGGGGGCGCACAACCACCCGATCACGCAGAGGCTTTAGCATGGCTTTTCCTCTCGTATTTGCGCTTTGGGGGCGTGATTTGATCAGTGGTTATGTCGTACACAGGCAAGGCGACTAAATCAACCTTTACATCCTGAGTTTCAACAATCAGATGCTGACCGCACCAATCTTTTTCGTGCTTGTTAACCTGTTGCGGGTTTAACCGACAGATGCCCATGATTTGCTGGGGGCGGTAATATTTACAGTTCCCGCAATTAGAATCCATTTCAGCCATTCAAAACCTCCTTTTTTGTTTGGTCAGTAAGCCCTGCCGTCTTATTCACGGTGGGGCTTACGCATTATTGGCAAGACTTGCGATTGTGAGTGTAGCAAACACCACTTGATTTGCCGCCAGTGCATTCATTGCCACCAGACATTTTGTTTGTCATGGCATTGGGGATGTTGTTTTTTACGCTGCCGTTTGACTTCATGTCAGGCGCAGGGTTGCCCTTTATGGAGACTTGTGCGCCGTAGCCTTTGGGTTCGTTTTTCATCATATTTGCCATGATTTCCTCATTTCAGAGTTAAAAGATACAGGGTTGAATTGATCAGATCAGCAATTTCATCAACGATGTTTTGCAATTCTGAGTCTTGGGGGATTTCTTCTCGCGCTTCTTGCACAAACCCTTTTAGCTGGGTCAGATACTCATGCGGTGTGTCTTTGGGGTCGTGCAATTCATCAGGAAATTTCTTCATCCTGGTGTCGTAGCGCCCTTGGTAACTCTCTGCCAGACTGTCGGCAAGGTCTACGATCTTGGGGTAAAACTTGCCCAGCGCCTTATGGGTCGCGTATTCAGTTGTCTGCAAATGTTGGAAGTGCGTGATTGTTCCCGCATGAAACAGCGTGGCGACAAATTCAGCAACTTCTTCGTTTTTCATGCGCTCACTATATCAAAAAAAGGGGGCGAACCCCCAAAATGCTGGCAACTGCTACCAACACGGCTGGGGATTGGGTTTTCTAAAGATAACTCCGTCGAGTTGCCCACGGCTCGGGGCTTTGAGCCGTCTTCCAATCCCCATGCGTGTTGGTTGTTGGTGGCTACTGGGCCAGTCAATTCACCACCGCAATCTGCAATGGAACCACCAACATTTAGATTTTCGCATTAGGCAAAGGAATGTCAATAGGCCAGCAGTTCCGCAAGGCATTAATTGTCCTGTGATGGGCCTTTAACCACATTTCTTGGCGTTCCTGGCGGCTCAAATCCTTGCCTTGGTCGATGGCGTAGTGACACCCCAAGCACAGCGCAGCTACCAGATTGTCATCAGCTTTGACCCCTCGGCCCTTGCCGCCGCCCCAGTTTGTGTGAGCCGCTTGCACCATATTGCCACTTCCACAGGCTTGACAGTCAAGGCTTGCCACCAGTTTCAGCAGCTTTTTTGACCTGACGTATGAATGTTTTTCTATCAACGATTGTCTCCAATGTGGAAAACCTGTGGAAATTTGCACACTCTAGTCGCCTTCTTCTTGTGTTGCCTGTGGATATTCTAGATTCTTTAACGATTGTCCATGTTCCGCATTCTGGACATTTCATTGGTGCGCCCGATCTTGTAATCTGTTAGTTGCTTCTCTGGTTCTAAATATCTCAATGTCTAGCCTTGCCGCCTCAATTTCCCAGCGCAAGGTTTCTTCCTGTGCTATTGCCGCCGCCAGCCCTTTCAGCAGGGTGTGATATTCGGGGTCTGCATAGGCTTCCCTCTCCTGGGCGTTTGCCGCCTCGTAGCCCATTTGCAAGGCATCTTTCATCAAAAGGGCTTTTTTAGACTTGCGGAATTCTTCAAGGTAAACCCGCTGGGCTTTGGCATCGCCATAGGCTCGGGCTTTGTTGCGTATGTCTTGCGCTGCTTCTTCTGGTTTCATTTCAAAACTCCAATCATGCGTAAAGCCCCATCAGGTCCATCAATCCTTGCTAAGGTACTACCAGACCAATTCTTAAAAAAATCGTCTTGTAGGGCCGTTAAACGCCTTTTAGAACCATTCTTGACCTCGACCAGAAAGGTGTGCCCCTTGTATCCCACCAAAAGGTCAACTGGTATGCCAATGACCCAGACATAAGCGCCAGCGGCCTCTAATGCTGTGATGATTTGCTTTTGGTTGGCATCAACCCTGGCGGCATATCTCATTTTTTGATTCCAAACCAGCGCCGACCAATCTGGATGCCAATGCCGTATCTTGGGAAAAACAAGACACCAAAGCCAACGCTGTGCATTTTTTGTACATCAATTTTCATTTTGACCTTTCTTGGTTCATTCGGTTTCTGAGGTCGTTGGCAGCGGGTTCACCCCTGCGCCTTGCAATGTCGGCAATCGTGGTCTGCCACCAAGCTGATGCCTTGGCCTTGCCCAGTTCCTTGATCTTCTGGTTGTATCTCAAAATCCATTCACGGCTTTCGCAATCTTTTAAATGCTCAATTTGTTGCTGTCTATCCATGCAAATTCACCATAAATTTCTTTTGCTTTTTGACAGTAAGCAAAATGAGCATCATTTGGATTTTCAAAATACCCAAGATGAAAACTTTTGCCATTGACTTTGATGTTTGCTTTATATTTTTTCCCATCAAGACAAACCCCTTTTAAACCCAATTTGTTTTTTTTAATTGCTTTTTTGTTAACATTATTTTGTGTGACTGTTGCTGGTCTTAAATTTTCAATTGCATTGTTATTTTTATTTCCATCAATGTGATCAAGAAATGCGGGGCAATCTCCATGATGAAATTGCCAGACCAAACGATGTACACGGTATCTCACACCAAAAACATTGGTTGCCCAATAACCATTTTTCTCAACCCAACCAACTGGTTTATTTGCTTTGCCTCTAGACCGACTTTTTTTGTGTGACAAAACACCATTTTCATAAAAAAATAGTTCTCGCAATAATTCTTTATTCGGCAATTGTTTGATCATTTTTATCCTCCAATTCCTGGCCTCGCTCTGGCGCATCTCCTGTAAGGAAAAGCGCATAGTCAATCGCGGTTCGGCTGATGGTTTGTCCATCTTTAACCCTGTCTAAAAGTTTGTGCGCGTCAAAGTAGTTCATCAAAATGCCTCGTCATCCATCCAATGTTTCACGGGCTTGGTGCTGGGCAACAGGGCGGGAATGTCCCGCCTAGTAGCTGGCTTCTTGTCCGACCATTGATGCTCGGAACACATTGGGCGCTGGCCTTCCATGTGAATTGACCAACGTTTAGGGCATCCTGGCACACTGCACATCAGGCGCTGAACATCGTCTAACGGGTCTTTTTTGGTGTCTGGTTTGGCAAAACTCATTTTTGGTACTTTCCATCAATTATCTTGGCGAAATTGGTTGCGTTCACTATCCACACCAGATCAGGTCGCCATGTCCTGTCCTTGGTTTCAAACCCCTGCGCCAGCTTGGTGTCGTTGGCAATGTAGTTAAAAAACGAATCCCACCATGTCAAACCATCGGCTTGGGTTGCATACCCATGTGGGCTGAATACAGACGGTTTAGCGGCTTGCAACCACCTTTGCCGTAGGTTGGTCTGCCTGACCCCATCCCACACCCGTGGCTGGGCAAGCTGTGGCAAATGCTTTTTGTAGAGATTCAGAATGTCCTGATGGGGGCAAGTCGGCAACCCTGCCGACAAAGAATCTTTAGATTCTTTTATATGGTTATTGGTTATTGGTTCATGGTTCATGGTTAGTTGAACGTCTGTTGAACGCACGTTCAACGCCTGTTCAACGCTAGTTGATTCTTTGTTTAACGCTCGTTTAAGTGCCGATGCTTTTCCTGCCTTAGATGCGGTTTCAATTTGCAAATGGTAATGATCAATTTCTTTGTCGCAACGTGTGTGATGCCATTCGTTGTTTTCCAAAGTAAAAAACATATCCAAAATGCCACTTAAAACCTCTTGCTGGTCACGGGCGTTAACCTTCATTGAAAGTTCAAACAATGAATTAGGTAGTGCTTGTTCGGTGTCGTAGTAAATCCACAACAATTTCAAATAAATTCCAACTTCTTCATTTGTCAAAAATGAAGTGTCTTTGATGAAATCACCAATGTGGTGCTGGTAGTAATGCATAAAGCATCTCCGCAAATCTCCCAGAAAAGAAACCTCGGCAGGAGGGGAGTTCTCTTTTCGGTGGGGTAGCTACTCCCCACCTAGCCGTGTTTCAAACAATCTTACATTGAAAACCACTCAGGACGCAACACCATCAATTGCCAAATTCTTGCTTGGGGGACAGTTTTCCATTGGGAAACCGCCGATTGGTGAATGCCCAAGATTCTGGCAAGCTCAGTCTGTGACCCTGCCAATGCAATAAATTTGTCCTTGTCCATTCGCACATTGTACATAAGACCGCTAATACCCCCACAGTTGACTTGGGATTATAAGGTAGCTGATAATCACCCCATGCCCTGAACTTCTCGGGGTCTTTTAAGGAGTCGCAATGCTGAATGAAGCAGACATAGATGAATGGCGCTGGAGGCAAATACTTACCCGCCGCATACACCCAGATGACCAACCCCCAATTGAGGATGACCAAGATGAAATACCCCAGAACGATGAATGAAGCATTCCCCCACACCGTGGAATATGGCGCTGCCATAGAAATTCACGTTGCCCAACATTCCACTGGCGACAAAGTTATCAGAGTTTTGGCCTTGATTGCTTTAATCGTGCTTTGTCTAGATATTTTTATTTGGAGACCGTAATGAACGCTAACGAAATCATTGACAACATTAAATTTGTTGCTGACAAACAGTATGAAGGTGAACCCTCACAGAACCGCTTGGCCTATCACGTTGGGCTTTTGGAGTCCCATTTGCGTACGCACATCAACCTTGTGGAAACCGCCCAGGAATACATCAAAGAACTGGAAATGAAACTGATTGCAAAGGAATCGGAATGAAGATGATCACCTACTCACTTTTGTGCTGGATGGCCTGGGTAACTGCTGGTTGCTCTAGCTTGCCAGGGTCAACACCCCAAGCGCCCAATCAGGATTTGATTGTTGACAAACAAGTTCAACCGATGGGCAGGAATGAGGTCATAGACGCTGTGCGCCAGTGCGAATCATCTGGCCTCCGCGCCATCCCGCTATACGCCAAACGCAAGATCAACGGCTACACAGTCGAAACTGTGGTTGAAGTTACTTGCGGCCCCAAATACGCTTACTAAGGAAACATCATGAAAGTTTATAAAGCAATTAACGCTGTCCAGGCTGAATTGTCATCTGTTGGCATTACAAAAGACCGCAGGAATATGCAAGGCAGCGGTTATAACTTTAGGGGGATTGACGATGTTTACAACGCAATTGCGCCCCTATTGGCAAAGCACAGCCTTTGCATTCTGCCTCGTGTGCTTGCGCGAGAGTGTATTGAGCGCATCAGCAAGTCGGGTGGCGCATTATTTTATGTGACTGTTGAGGTTGAGTTTGATTTTGTCTCAGCAGATGACGGGTCAAAACACACCGTTAAAACATTTGGTGAGGCAATGGATAGTGGAGACAAAGCCACCAATAAAGCTATGTCAGCCGCGTACAAGTATGCAGCCTTTCAAGCCTTTAGCATCCCCACAGAATCAGACAATGATGCAGATGCCCATACTCATTCTGTTTCTGCATCTCGCCCTGCGCCACAGATTGACGCAGGAATGATGGCAGACCACATTGCCGCCATTGATGCCAGCGCAAACAAAGAAGAACTGCAAGCCGCTTACAAAGCCGCCTATGACGCTTGCAAGGGCGACCAAAATTGGATTGCAAAGGTCATTAAAGCCAAGGCAGATCGCATTGCCAAGGCAAAGGAAAAATCATGAGAAAAAAGAAAGAAATCGGTCTTGAGGAAATAACCCTCAAAGACTTTATTGCCATCTTTGCCATGCAAGCACTATTGTCTGATTCTGATTGGCGATCTGATATGGATTTCAATGACACGGCTTTAGCCGCTTTCACAATGGCAAACGAAATGATGGAGGTTCGCAATGGAAGTTGAACAACGCACAGAAGAATGGTTTGCCGCCCGTTTGGGCAAGGTTACCGCCAGCAGGGTGGCAGATTTGGTTGGCAAGACTAAGACGGGTTACAGCGCCACTCGTGACAATTACATGGCCCAGTTGGTGGTGGAACGCCTGACCCAGACCAAAGCAGAGTCCTACACCAATGCGGCAATGCAATGGGGTACAGATCAAGAACCATTTGCACGGGCGGCTTATGAAGCGGCACAGGGCGTTATGGTTGAAGAAGTGGGGTTTGTACCGCACCCATCAATTGAGTGGGCTGGTGCGTCCCCTGATGGCCTTGTTGGGGACAATGGGCTTGTTGAGATCAAGTGCCCAAACACCGCCACCATGATTGAAACGCTGCTATCCCAAAAAGTGCCAGGAAAGTACTTTATCCAGATGCAGTTTCAGCTTGCTTGCACAGGTCGCAAGTGGTGCGACTATGTGGCGTTTGACTCTCGAATGCCAGCAAAAGCACAAATGTTTGTTAGACGGGTTGACCGTGATGACGAATACATTGCACATCTTGAAGAAGAAATTGCAAAGTTTCTTGTTGAGGTGGAATCCCAAGTTCAAAAATTAAACGCAATCATTGAAAGCAAATAATGGCAACAAAAAAACAACCAATAACCAATGCATTTGAACATTGCAATTTTTCTGCTTCAAACGATGCAAATGAACACACAGTTTCCGCAATAGAAGCATTGGCAGATGCGGCAAAAGCTAATGCGTTGGCAATTACAGCAATTGCAAATTGTTTAAGAAGTTCACCAGCAACAACCGCCCCATTAATTCAAATAGGAAAATAAATCATGTCTAAAGTTAAAAAAGAAATCACCGCCATCGTGGGTCAGTACACCAATGCCCAAGGCCAGCAAAAGAACCGTTATCAACGCATTGGGTCGATCATTGACACCCGCAATGGGGAAATGCTCAAACTGGATGTAATCCCACTCAAAGAAAACGGTTGGGACGGGTGGGCTTATCTAAATGACCCCAAACCCTACGAACCCAAGGGCTTGCCAGCAGATAACGATGACGATCTGGCGTTCTGATCATGCTTACATTTCCAAGGGTTCGCAGTTCTGACCCGCTGACCTCATTCCAGGCAGCGGATTCAGCCAAGGAATTGGCTAAAACACATTGGCGTGTAATCGTGGTTTGTCTTTTTCAGAATGGGCCATTAGGCAAAGATGGAATCGCTACCCACACGGGTATAGATGGCAACCAAGTGGCTCGGCGTTTAAAAGAACTTGAAACGCTGGGCTGGATTGAGTTAACAGGCAAAACAGTCGCATCTAAATCAAAGCGCCAGGAAAGGGAATGGCGCACAACTTTAGTGAGGGTTTGACATGAATGAAGAAGATGAAGCATTTGAGGATTTAGCAAAGCGACAAGGGGATTGGGGTATGCAGGGGTCACGCAAACACCAGATCATGCGATTTGCCGCAAACTCTGAACGCAATGCTGTGATTGAGGAAGTTGCCCAAGAACTAGACAAGTTTGCTGGTGCATTTGGCAGGGACACAGTTCAATCGTTTGCGGCTTATGTAAGAGGAATGAAGAAATGAATGAAATTGCTATTGGAGACATTGTGCAAGTCACACCAGACAAAGAAATGTTTGGTGCTTGCATGGTCGTGGTGACAGAACTCAAGAGTTTTGGCATTCAAGGATATGTGCAATCTGCGGGTATACCTGGACAGCAGTACATCCGCTTGAAGTTTGATGAATATGAGCCTACTGGGGGTAAAGCTGTGTGGGTGGTTGGAGAACAAGCATGACACAAGATGTACTGAAGTATCTTCAACCCAACGCAGCTATTCCTATTGATATGGAGACCACAAGCCTGTTGGTCAATGCCCTTAAAAAAGCATTGGCAGAACACGCCATGCGTGAGACACAAAGGCTTGGGCAAGAGATTGAGCAAAAGATTGGTTGTGTGAATCACGATTGTGACCAATGCAAAGCACAGCCAGAGCAAGAGCCGGTGATTGGCAAATGGAGTTTGCGTGAAGTGTATTTTGATGAAGATGGAGAGCCAATAAGCCACAGAAGCCCACCACAGCGCACAGAGCAGCCAGCACAGCGCACATGGGTGGGGCTGACTGAGCAAGACCTTGATTACCTTTGTAACTTAGCCTATACCGGAGATGAAGAATTTGCGTTAGCAGTGCAAGCAAAACTTATGGAGAAGAACGCATGACACCGCTTGTGCAAAAAGCTGTCAGATTTGCGCCAGAACCAGAAACCGCACTTTGGTTTGATGTTGGTCAAATGCAAAGCACTCTTGAAATGAAAGTGCCAGCAGATTTCTTAATGCACCTTCCATCCAAAAGAACGGGGATTGTTGGCCTTGATACAGCGGGGAAAGATTTTGCCCTATGGTTGCTTAAGGGCGAAGGTTCTGTGACCGTTGGAGGCTGTTCAATGTGGCATGGAAAATACTTCCCGCCTTATGCTTACATGGCAACTGATGACGGGTTTAAGATTTACCAAAAAGACAAAGAAATAACGATTGATGATGTAAAGCCTGTACATCGTATGGTGCTTGCTGTGTTGGTCAAAATCAATGCACAAGCGCAAGGTTATAGGGCAACACCAAAGCGCACATTTCTAAATCAAAAGCGGCAGGCAAAAGGCAAATCAGCATTGACATTTGATTGGCACACGATTGAGATTGAGCCGCCAAAGGTTAAGAACGACCCCCAAGGTGGCACACACGCAAGTCCAAGAAGGCATCAAGTCAGAGGGCATTGGCGCACCTATAAATCGGGCGTAAAAGGATGGGTCAAAGAGTGCTGGAAAGGCGATGCAAGCAAAGGATCTGTTTTTAAAGATTATCAATTGAGGGAAACAACATGAGCCAACCTTGGCTATACAGATTTGGTATGTGGCTTTGCGAAAAGACAGGCCACCTTGGGGCGCGTAGTGGTTGGATTTACAACGGCTACTTCCACAGAGACTGCAAGATTTGTGGACGCATTGTGAGTGAACCAATTAAAAAGGATAAAAATGGATAAAGGATATTACTGTTTAATTTGCAAAAAACTACTTCTTGCAGATGAGTTTGGGGTAATTGTTCACGATGACATACCGCACCCACCAGATATGTCGTTTGATGAAGATAAAAAAACGCAATAACAAAAGGAGAACACATGAAAGCACGAAAAGTATTCATAGCCCTCATGACGGGCAAAGGTTATGCTGATTCAGAACTTGTGTGGGATGGTGAGAAGTTCACCAATCAGAACATGACTACCCGATGGAATTACTTTTTGTTGGGGTGGGAAATGAGGGGGGTTATGTGATCGGATTGTTTTTAATCCTATGCCTGGGCGCTGCCGTTGTGGTGGCAGTCGCTTGGGTATTCGTTCAGATACTGCTATGGATGGAGGAATAACGCCCGTTCATCCTGGCGGCGTTTAACCAGCCCTGGCAAGACTTTGCCACCGCCCTTGGTGTACTTTAGGAATTCATCCGCAGCACCCGCCTTGTCGCCTCTAAGCACCTTTTGGCGTAGCGTTGAACGCTGGGTTGTTCCCAAGCCGCAATTAAAAGAAAAAGAAACAAGGCTATCAAACATCCCTTGGCTAAGATCGACAGGAAATAAAGTGTGCACTCCACGTTCAAACCTTGCAAGATCGTTTCTGAGAATGGCATTTACTTCTTCTGCTGAAAACGTGCGGTTATCCTCTGGACGTAGCTGATAACCATCTCTTTGATCAACAGGCATCTTGCCTTGATCTGGGTAAAGTACATGACCAACTCCAATCGTCCAAAGTTTTGCAGGGCAACGGTAAGGCTTAAACCTCACCCCTTCATGGTGCTTGACCATCTCCACAGCTTCAAGGCTGATGTTCATTTTTTAAACGCTTGACCGCCAAACCAAAAACTGACAATGCAAGCCCAAATAATTTGAGTCTCATCATCCCACAAATGGTTTAGCGCCACATCAAAAGCAACATCTGTGTGCCAAGCATAGTAAAAACCAAAGATTTCAACAAACATAAACATCACAAACATCCCGTAAGTGATGACCGAACGGGTTGCCGCCCTCATGTTGATTACCCAAGTTGATGCACCTTGGCCTAGCGCCACGTCATGGGCGTACAGGGCTTGGCGTTCTTGCATGGCAGTCTGGGCATTGGTGACCTCGGCGGTAATCTGTATTTGCTCAGTTTGGATATGCTCGATGCGTTCCTGTGCTTCTAGGCCAGCTTTTTTAAGGGTTAGTTCCCGTTCAGTCTGCATTGCCGCCAGCGCCAGTTCATGTTTCTTGTCGGCACGGTCTTGGATGAATTCAAGGATTTTGGGCAGACCACCCATCAGGAAGCTGACTAGGGATGAAAACAAGGTTAGCATTTTTTAGCCTTTTAAATCAAAACTTAGATTGGCATGGCGGGGGTATTGAACAACACGTTCACCCTCGGGACATTTGTATTTGATCGTTGCCAGCAAAGTTGCCTTGCCTTCAGCAATCTTTTCTTTTCTCACCATCGTCAACTGGTAGGTAAACGTGTCAATCTCTGGCCCTGCTGGGCCGCTGAATCTGCTTGCCGTGGTGGTCGCCTCATGCACCATACCCGCCGCATCCCGAATGCTTGGCGTAAAACTTTCAACAGAACAATCGTCCCGTTTTTTTATTCGTGCAACAGTGACATTTATGGGTTGTCCAACCTCTGCCACAATTTTAAAATGCTCTGGTGACCATTCAAGAATAGCCCTATCAAACCAGCCAAATTTATCGGCTAACGTGTAACTGCCACCTAATGCGGCAACGCTTGCGGCAACAGCGCCAATGGCTTTGGTTAAATCAATCATGCTTTTACCAAATTAATTTGATTTGCCAATCCAATGGGACACATAGCCCATTGCACTAGATATGGCAGACACCAGCGCCATGCCAGCCCAGAACCCGCCTCGACCCTGATTGGCAAGGGCAACCAGTTGTTCTAGCTGGCCTTCCATCTTGGTCATCTTCTTGTCCATGTCATCAAATCGGCGCTCGTAGTCCTCGACCTTTTGCCAGAGTACGCCATATTTAACAAGGTCAATGTCTGCCATCATTGCCCCGTTTGTTTTGTGCCAGCACCAGTTTCTAAGGCTTTTTCAGTTTCTTTTGTTGCCTTGTATTGCTGAACTCTGCTGCGAATCATTGACCCGATTGGTATGCCCATCTTGCCACCGCCAACAATGTTTGCGCCCTGTTCCATTGCATAAGCCGCTTTGTCTGCCATAGCACCGACCAAGGTGTTGGAGTTATTGACAAACGCCCCACGGGGTTGGGCTTGGGTGTACCGCGCCACATTTCCCAAGGTTTTTAATTGGCTTGCCGCTTCTGGGTTAAAGATTTCTTGCAGATTTTTAACATCATCAAGTTTCTTCAACGCTTTGTTATAGCCAGATTGTTGGAAGTTGCCTGTTTCATCAACGATGCCAGCTTTGTCCTTTAGCCAGTTCACAGTTCCCGCCGCCATATGCTGATGGGCTGGTGAATCTTTGCCAAGGTTTTGCACCATCGTATTGATGTTTTTGTTGACCCCATTGATCACAAACTTGTCAATGTACTTGTCAGCAGGAACAAGATCATCCACTGCGGCTTTATATGCTGGGTCTTTTTCAAGCATTTGAAAACGGTCACGGGCTGCTTTTCGGGCTTGGTCTGCCAAAGGTTTAAGACGCTGTGCGCTTTCTTGCAAAGGCAACTTTTCTAATTCCTCAATCATGAATGATGCGGCTTTACGTTCTGCGCCATCTTTTGCGGTTCGTGCAATATCGCCTAAGTTGCGTCTTAAAGATAAGTAATCTTCAAACGTCATATTGTTATCTTTAGCCAATCTTTGCAATTCGCTAAATTGGCCTTTAGGCGCTTCATTTGACAACAACTCTTTTTTAAGCTTGATTTCTATGTTTTGCAATAGCTTGGGCGCATCCACAGGAAATTGACCACCAGCGGCATCACGCAAAGCCTGATACTTGGCATTAATGCCTTGGTTTAAGTTGGCATCCATTGATTTGTACGCATCAATGATGCCTTGACTGTTTTCAATGGTTTTTGTGCCATATACATCAGGCGCGGCTTTTTCCCGAATCAATCCAAGATTTTCAACCAATTGCCCATTTTGCTCATTGAACCGCTGTGCAAGTGATGGGTCTTTGCCTCGGCGGTTTTGCTCGTTGGACAGTTTGACAATATCGCCTGTGGCTTGTCCCTCTGTCAATCGAACAGGAACAGGCAATGTGTCTGCCTCAATGTGCCGTTGCAACGTTGGAAGATTGACTTTTTCGGGCGGTATGTTTGCCAATGCTTTTTGCAGTTCTGGCGTTGCAACCGACAATGCTTGTTTAATAGTTGCGGCATCTGGAACTGCCGCCGCCCCCATGCTGACCATTCTAGGTTGTGCGGGTTGTCCAGGCGCTTGCCCAGGCTTGACCACTTGCAACTCGGCTGCGGCTTGCTTGATTGGTGTGGTGACAGCTTGTACCGTTTCTTTCACAACAGGGGCAACTTCTTTAATTGCTTGCGGCACAGCAACAGACCCAATGACCACCATGTTTTTAATGTCTTGTTCGGGTATGCCTGTCTTTTCAGAAATCTGTTTGGGTGTCATGCCCAATTGTTCAGCCATCTTTTTGACTTGCTCAACAATTGGCTCAGTAACACCGCCCAATGGCTTTTGATATGTTTCTTTACCAGTAAGGCCAAAGAATTTGCCCACGGGCTTGTCAATGCTTGCGGCGGCGGCTTGCCCTGTTTGCTCTGCCCGTTCGGGGCTTTGCGCTGTCCTTGCCAATCCTTGTACAAACGCACCATACGTTGCAGGAACAACTCCATAAAGGGTATCAATAGCGCCAGCGACACGCTCGGGCATATCGCGCTTGGTTTCTAACGCACCTTTTAAGAACTTGCCAACCAATTGGCGCATACCACTTGGTTCGGCGGTTTGTTCGGGAGTTGCTTGCGTGGTTGCTTTAGTGGTTTCAGTTGTTGGGGCAGTAGATTCCCAAAGATCAGCAAAAGATGTACCTTGTGGCGTGGCTTGTGGTTGCGCCATAGCTTGGGCGGCTGGTGCAACAGGTGCAGCCATAGGTGCGCCTTTGCTTGCTGGTGAACGGGATATTTCCCTGGTCAGACCAGCTATGTCTGCCTCTAATCGCAGTTTCTGTTTTGGGTCAGTTGCCTTGGCTAATCCCGCTTGTGCTTTTTTTAATTCAGCTTGCAAAATAGCCAAAGACCCCTGATCTCGCTTGGCTTGCACATCAGGGGCTATGCGATTAGGGGAAACGTCTGCTGGCGCATCCCAAAGTTCAGCGAGTGTTGCCATTATGGAATTATCCCCAACTGTTTGGCTTGCCTAATCTTTGCACTCATTTCAGCTTGTTGTGCTGGTGTCATAGACTTTCTGAGTTTTTCCACATCTTCTCTAGACATATCTTGGAACAAACGTGGGTCAGCTAAACTGTTGAATTGCTGTTGTCTTTGTGAATACTGTGCGGCATCATTTTGAACAGGCGACAAGAAGTTTGCCCTAGCCATTTTCATTTTTTCAATGCCAATCATTTGGTCAGCAATTGCCAAAATAGCTTTTTCGTTTAGCTTTTTATTAGGCGTGGCAACCTCTGCCAATGCCCGTGCAGCATCTGTATTGCCACCAGCAAGGGCAAGCAATGCAGAGTTCTTTGCCAATTCTTCAGTGCTGATTTTTTCGGCTTCATATGCTGGTATTCCAATTGCGTTAAGAATACCCGCAGCCAATTCTTTGCGCTGACCGCCAACCCCAGTAAATGAATCTGGGGCAAATTTCTTGATGTTTTGGAATATGGTGATGCGGGGCTGGGCATCCCTTGCAT